ACACAAAGGACGTAGCCTGATATAACTATACATCTGTAACAAAAGAAAAGGAGATACATATATGACTATGGTAGAAACATTTAACACTTCAGATTACAACGCAATGGCAGCTACTCTTGGGATGAATGCCGATAATAAACCATCTCGTGATAGCTCTAACCTTGCACGATTACGGATTAATCACTCAGCCATTATGGGTGAGCAAGAAGTAAACGGTAAGAAGGTAAAGCTAGAGGTTGTAGCTGGTGGTACATATAAGTTAGAGATACCTGATGGACCTACATACTATGCAGAGTCTGCAACTATACGTCCGTACATGCAAAGGTTTATGTACAAACGTTTTATAATGGGCAATGAATCTGCACCTAATCGTTACGTTAAGACAGTTATGGCTGACAACCTGAATATTGATCTTAAAGATAATGATGGTGGCTTCAACTGTGGTAAACCTGCTGGATGGATTGAAGACTTCAAAGCTTTACCTCAGAAGACACAAGATTTAATTCGTCAGATTAAACGTGTACGTGTAATGTTTGGTACTGTTACATTAGACAATCCTATGGACTTAAATGGTAATCCAGTTAATGAAGATCTAACTGCTACTCCCTTTATATGGGAGATTGAAAATCGTGATGCATTTAAAATGGCGGGTGGTATCTTTACTAAATTAAACAAGATGCGTAGACTACCACCAATGCATACTATTAAATCAAATACACAAGAACGTAGCTTACCTAATGGTAATAGCTTCTTCTTACCTGATTTAGAGTTAGATATCACTAATTCATTGGAGTTAGATTCAGAAGCACAAGAAACACTTACAAACTTCTTGGCTTGGATTGCAAACTATAATGAGTATATAGCTAACTCATGGGATGAAAACGTAAGTAAACATGAAGACATTCCATTTGATGATGTAGATGATATTATTGATGCAGACATGGAAGATTTTGCGTGATAAATCATCCAGCAGAATTAAAGATACATCAGTATCTAGAAAACGCAGCCAATGGTAAGTCAGAAATGTCTGATGAAACCATTGACCGTGTTGCTTCCGATATTGCTGCCGCACTAAAACGACAGTTTGGGTCAGGCAATAAACGTAAGGAGTTTAAATTAAGGATGTCCAACATTGGGCGTCCTACTTGTCAGCTTTGGTTTGATAAAAATAAACCAGAGAAAGCATTACCTAAACCAACTACATTTGTAATGAACATGATGATAGGAGATATAGTTGAGTCGGTATTTAAAGCAGTTCTCACAGAGTCAAATGTGGCTTTTAAAGATACAGATACAGTTAGTCTTTCAGTGGGAGACATTGATAATACTTATGTTTCAGGTTCTTATGATCTTATTATAGATGATGCTGTTGATGATATTAAATCTGCATCTGACTATAGTTACAGACACAAGTTTGACTCATACGAATCTTTAGAGGAGAGTGATCCCTTTGGTTATATAAGTCAACTTGCAGGATACGCACGTGCAGCAGGTAAAAAACTTGGTGGATGGTGGGTAATAAATAAAGCAAGTGGGCAGTTTAAATATGTTAAAGCAAAGACAGATGTGAATAAGCAAATGAATAAGATTATTGATACAGTTAATACTGTAACTCTAAACGATTTCAAGAGATGTTTTTCCCCTATACCTGAAACGTTCAGGGGGAAAGCAACTGGTAACTATATACTTGACGATAACTGTAGATTCTGTGACTATCGTTTTGAGTGTTGGCCTACTCTTAAAGAGTTACCATCTAAAGTATCTAAGGCCAAGGTGCCACCTATTGTGCAATACATAGAAAAGGAGTTAGCATGATCGAAAATAATGAAATTAAAGAACTGCAAGAAAACATTATTTCAATGGAAAAAGAACTTGCAGAGAAGAAAAAAGTATTACGAGAAGCAAAGTATGCAGGATTACGTACAGCTATGCAAGCTCGTAAAGACGCAGATGAAGCTGTGAAGCAGGAACTAAAGGAGTTGGGATTATCAACTACATCCTTTGGAATACCTCTTGATTTTAGCTGGAAGTTCTAGTGGATCAAAAACAGTTTAAAGCTGCTATGAAGCAGGGGTATAGGAGTGGTCTAGAGATTAAAGTCAAAGACTTTTTGAGAGAACATAAGATACCTATCAAGTACGAATGCTTAAAGATTGAGTGGGAAGACTTGATGTATCGTACCTATACCCCTGACTTTATTTTACCTAATGGTATTATCGTTGAGGTAAAAGGCAGATTTACTGCGGGAGATAGACGTAAACATGTGTGTGTTAAAAAGCAACACCCTAAGTTAGACATACGTTTTGTGTTTGAAAACAGTAGACGTAAGCTAAGTAAAGGTGCTAAGACTACATATGCTCAATGGTGTGACCGTAATAAATTTACATATTGTGATCGTGTTATACCGCAAGAATGGTTAAAAGAAAAGGGTAAGAATATGCATCCAGACTTTATTCAATTCCCTTTGAAAAAAATAAAGAGAGGTTGATATGGGTACAGTATTTCAACAGTTTGACGATAACGATATATTAATAAGGCTATCTCCATTTGTAGATAATAAAGGAGAATGGACAGGTGAATTACTTGTAGGTATGTCAAGTTCAGAAGACAATGAACTATTAGAGAATGATTATTTTCATATTATGCAATTAGGTTCTATGTTATGTGCAGCCGTTCCATTAATGGAAGAAAGTGAATCTTTTAGAAAAATGCTTTACGAGTATACACAAAATGTGATAGAAAAAGAAAAGAAAGAAAATAAAAAGAAAATAGTAGAAAAGCAAGATAACATAATAAAAGTAAACTTTTAAAGGAGACACACGAATGGCAGACAATGTAAACAGTCCAAAACACTACAATCAATCTGGCGTTGAATGCATTGATGCTATTCGTGCAGCTACAGATGATGGTCTAGGTGGCTTTGAATATTATTTACAAGGTAATATAATAAAATACTTGTGGAGATATCGATATAAAAATGGCTTAGAAGATTTAAAAAAAGCACAGTGGTATCTCAACCTATTAATTGAGGAACATGATGAAAGTAAAAATATTTCTAACAATTGAGCTTGACGAAGAGGATTATCCTATACCTGTAGATGGTATGATAGAAGAAGATGTGGATGAAACTATACGTAATCTTATCCATGATGTAGACGGTATGACCGTTAAATCTGTAAAAATAATAATGGAGTAAATAATAATGCTAGAAAACTCGACTGAAACATACGGACCAACACTTAATATATCTAAAGAGATACACTCTATGAAGTATCGTGGTAAGAATGAATCTTTTAAAGAAGCTATGAAACGTGTAGCTGAAGCACTAAAGGATGATGAAGCACACTTTTTAAACTTTAAAACTATATTATATAACCAAAGGTTCTTACCCGCTGGACGTGTACAATCAGCAATGGGATCACCTAGACGTGTTACCCCATACAATTGTTTTGTATCAATGACTATTGGAGATAGTATGCATGGTATCATGGAAGCCGCTACAAGGGCCGCTGAGACTATGCGACTTGGTGGTGGGATAGGGTATGACTTTTCTACTTTACGTCCACGTGGGGCTATGATACGCAGCCTAGAGAGCAAGTCCTCTGGGCCTGTATCTTTTATGAATGTATTTGATGCTGTTTGCGGTACAATCTCAAGTGCAGGACATAGACGTGGAGCACAGATGGGAGTGTTACGTGTAGATCATCCTGACATTGAAGAGTTCATACGTGCAAAGAACAATAGCACTGACCTAACTAACTTCAACGTGTCAGTCGGAGTTACAGACAAGTTTATGGAAGCTGTAAAATCAGACAGTAACTTTGACCTAGTATTTGATGGGGTAGTATACAATACTATTAATGCACGTGCTTTATGGGATGACATTTTACGCAGCACATGGGATTGGGCAGAACCTGGTATTCTATTCATAGATAGAATAAATAGGAAAAATAACTTACGTTATTGCGAAACTATTGCAGCTACCAATCCTTGTGGAGAACAGCCACTACCACCAAATGGTGCGTGTTTACTAGGTTCATTTAATCTTGCTAGATATGTTGTTAAAATAAATGATAAGTATGTATTCAATACTAATCAGTTACGTAACGATATACCACACGTTGTACGAGCAATGGATAATGTAGTTGATCGTGCTGTGTATCCTCTTGAGCAACAGGAGAAAGAGGCAAAAGATAAACGCCGTATGGGTTTAGGTGTAACTGGTGTAGCAAATGCAATAGAAGCACTAGGGTTTGATTATGGATCAGAGGGTTTTATACGACAGTTAGAAATAATAATGGAGACTATTCGTGATACAGCATACAAAAGTTCTATTTCTTTGTCATTGGAAAAAGGTCCGTTCCCTTTATTTAAACAAAATTATTTGGACTCAGAGTTTGCGCAAACTTTGCCAGAAGACATACGTAAAGATATTTCTAAGTACGGTATTCGTAACAGCCATCTACTTTCTGTTGCTCCCACAGGAACTATCAGTCTCTCTGCAGACAACGTATCCAGTGGAATTGAACCCGTATTCTCATACTACTACGACAGAACCATTATCACATTTGATGGGCCACAAACAGAACGAGTAGAGGACTATGGCTATAGAGTCTTTGGGGTGAAAGGTAAAACGGCAGATGAACTATCTGTGTTTGATCACGTTAAGGTTCTTAACTCTGCCAGTAAGTATGTTGACAGTGCATG